AAAACAGGTGTGGTTGTGATTATCCAACACTGTTTGCTTAACCATTTCATACTTCAATACTCGTGTCAGTTTTTTATAGGTAAGTAATGCTTTTTTTGCATTTGGATCGACAACTTTTGTTTCTGCAACAGGTTCTTCATCATCTTCCGGTTCAGCTTTTGGTTCAAGGGCAACCACCGCTTCATCGTGTCGATGTTTGTATTTATCCCAAAGTTCTTCAAGTTTTTTTATTTGATATTTGCCGTATGCAATAGCCAATTCTTCTTCATCTTCTTCAGAATCAAAAAATCCCGCAATGCGGATTGTGTTCAATTTCTTATAGAGATCACCTAGTTTTTGTGCCATAATTTCAGTTTTGGGTTCGTGTTAAAAGCTAGTTTTGTCCCTAACTGTCCATTGGACAGGCGAGGGAGAACTAACTTGGTTCTACACCCATTTTATCTTTTCTTAACGGTTTTGTCAATGGGGAAGTGTGGTGGTTTTGTTAGCAGGTAATTGTTTTTAAACTTTGTCAAGTTTTGGTTGTTTCTGATATGATGGTGGGGAAGTGAAGTGGAGATCACTTCAACGAACATGTGTCATGTGGTGGCATGACAAAGAAAGCCCCGAAAGGGGTTTTTCTTGTGGTACAATTTGTTTAATGGCGACTACTAAACGAAAGGTCGGAAGACCGACAAAATATGATGGTCAAAAAACACTCGATCTTGTTGATGTGTATTTGAGTGAGTGTGTCGATAAGTATGAAGAGTGGCACAAAACTCGTGGGGAAAAGTCTGATACTTATGAGCGTGTTTTGAATATTGAACTGCCAACGTATGAAGGGCTTGCGATAAAACTTGACGTTGTTGTTGATACATTGCTTGAATGGCGTGAACAACACCCTAAATTTTCCGTATCTTTGGCTAAATTACTTCAGCTTCAGAAAAAAGTGTTGGTGTCAAAATCTTTAAATGGTGAGTATAATCCAACAATCGCCAAACTTATTTTATCGGCGAATCACAACATGGTTGAAAAGAAAGAAATGGATGTGACATCAGGCGGAAAACCAATTGAAGGATTTAATTATGTAGCACCTGATGAAGCCAACAATTAAACCAACACTGAAGCAACATTTTGCTTGGCAGTATTTGAAAGACACCACAACAAAATATTTACTTTTTGGTGGTGGGGCAGGGGGTGGCAAATCATGGCTTGGTTGTGAATGGCTGATCACTCAATGTTATTTCTACCCTGAAACAAAATGGTTTATCGCTCGAAAGGAATTGAAGCGATTGATGCAATCGTCTTTTGTCACATTCAAAAAAGTCTGTAAGTATCACAAGATTCCTGACAGTGATTGGAAGTTAAATGGTCAATACAATTATATTGAATTCAAAAACGGTTCACGAATCGACTTGCTCGACATTGATGAAATTCCTCGTGATCCTGACTTTGAAAGATTTGGATCAACTGAATACACCGGCGGATGGATTGAAGAAGCGGGTGAAACATCCTTCAAAGCATTCGATGTGCTGAAATCTCGAATCGGGCGACACATGAACAAGGATTATGGAATCAAATCAAAGTTGCTTCTTACATGTAACCCAAACAAAGGATGGTTGTATCGTGTCTTTTATTTACCGTGGAAAAGAAAAATACTTCCCGACAACTATCGTTTTCTTCAATCATTGTATTCAGACAATCCACACACGGCTGATGAATATGAAGAGAACTTGAATGAAATTTCAGACATCAAAACACGAAAGCGATTGAAAGAAGGGGATTGGGAATTCGACAATGATCCAACAATTCTATTCGATCAAGAAGCTTTGATTGATGTGTTCAGCAACACAGTTGAAGGCGATAATGAAAAAGCCCTGATTGTTGACATTAGTGATGGCGGTGATGATGCTGTTGTTTATTCAGTGTGGCGTGGACTGACTGAATACAAACGAATCAAGAAGTATAATCAAAACACTGAAAACATCATTGATGATATTCGTGAACTTGCTGATACTGAAGGAATCCCATTCAAGAATATTGTGGTTGATGCCATTGGTGTTGGGGCAGGGGTTGCATCATCATCATTGCTTAAAGGTATTGTTGGATTCAAATCATCGTATGCACCAATTAAGACTGATGAAAACATTGTCCAATTGCCAAATGCCGGTGTTCTTAAAAAAGCCCCCATTCTTGTATCGGATTATAAGAATCTTCGGTGTCAGTGTGTCTTCACTTTAGCGGATCATGTCAACAATCACTTGGTTGCTTCAACTGTTGAAGAAGGAATTCAGGATGTAATCATTCAAGAATTGGAACAATACAAAGACACAACCATTCCTGATCAAAAGAGACAATGTACACAAAAGCCGGACATCAAAGATGCACTTGGAAGATCACCGGATGATTCAGATACTTGGATCATGCGAATGTATCTTGTGATTCGAAAGAAAGTCAATCCCCGAAGTTCGGAACAAAGAACAAAGACGGCATCGGCACAAAAATCACAGTTTAATCGCAATCGTTCAAACATGGTTGCAAATAGTGCAAAGTGATGTGATATACTTTTAAAAAAGGTTTACTCATTAATTATTAATCATGGCATTATTTCAAAATACAACTGCATCAGTTCTTGTAAAAACTGGTTCAGGAAAATTCATTGGGGTGATTGTGAATTCTCACACAAGTGGGACACTTCGATTCAATGATGGTCTTACAGGAACAACAAGTGCGGGGGTAAAAGCAACCGGTACTCTTACCGCTTCAGGCGTTTTCAGTGATGGTGACACTGTAAAAATTGGTGGCACAACTTATACAATGAAGACGGCTTTGACGAACCTTGTCGCAAATGAAGTTCTAATTGGGGCATCAACTGCAATCGCTCTCGATAACTTGAAGCAAGCAATCAATCAGGGCGACACACAAGGTGGCGGTGAAGGTCAAGAAACAAAGTATTCAACAGGGACAGTTCCACACCCAACAGTGACAGCGACAACTAATGGTGCAACCACACAAGTTGTTGAAGCTCGTGATGCAGGGACAGCCGGAAATGCTATCACTACAACTGAAACCGGTGCGAACTGTGCATTCGGTGGTGGGACATTGGCTTCAGGTGTTTCAGTGAATCGTTTAATCATGAACACATACACTCTTCCATCAGGATCACAAGTTGTTGAATTCCCTGAACCAATTGATTTTGTGAACGGTCTTTATTTCACTGAAGGTGGAACGGCTGACATCACAGTAATCTACAAATAAATAAAATATGTCTGATCGAACACAAAAACATGAAATCGGTGTTTTGATTCGGAAGATGGAAAGTGACTATCGAACTGGTAACACAACAATTTCCAAATATGTGAGTTTTAGTCTTCTTGAAAACCTTGAAAAGATTGATGCTTACACTAATTCTAAACACACATCAGGTGACAAAGATTCGCTTGGAAGGGACAAGCCCTTTTTCAATATTGTTACAAGTGCAATCAATATTTGGTATCGTGCCACTGATATTGATCGGAAAAATATTCGAATCAAGTCAACCAAACTGAAAGACACCACACGTTCGTTTATTGCGACAATGAAATTACAGCAATGGATGCGTGACACATCTTTTGGTGCGTTCCTTAATAAGTGGGGGCGATCACTTGCAAAGAATGGATCATCAGTTCTGAAGTTTGTTGAAAAAGACGGCAAGCTTCACCCAATGGTCATGGATTGGATGAAGATCATTGTTGATGCAGTAAACTTTGATGATAATCCGGTGATTGAAATCATCGAACTGACACCGGCTCAATTGAAACGGCGTTCAGGATATGATCAAGAAAAAGTCAAATCATTATTGAGTGCGGTTCAAGTTCGAGAAACTCGTGATGGTCAAAAGAAGGACACTAAAGCAAATTATATTAAAGTGTATGAAATTCATGGTGAACTTCCCCTTTCATATATGACTGACAAAGAAGAAGATGAAGACACTTTTGTTCAACAAATGCACGTTGTCTCTTTTGTAGCAAAAGACGACAAAGGCAAAGAATTTGATGAATTTACACTTGCCAAAGGGAAGGAAGCAAAAAGCCTTTACATGATCACTCACTTGATTGAAGAAGAGAATCGAACACAAGCGATTGGTGCAGTTGAACACTTGTTCGAAGCACAGTGGATGGAAAACCACACAATGAAAGGAATCAAAGATCA